CTTGTGATCCGCGCTGATGGCCTGCTGACGCGCAACGGCCATGCGGCCCAGCTCGTCCAGGGCGGCGGCGTGCTGCTCGTCGGTGAGCGGCAGCACGTGGCGCATGCTGTCGACCATGGCCATGATCTGCGCGTGGTTCTTGGCGATCCGGACGGTCTTGATGTCTGGGCGGGCCATGAGGGCCTGCTCGTGGGCCGATACACGCGCGGCGAAGGTGTCCAGCACCTTAGCCTCGGCCATGACGGTGGCCAGTAGGAATGCGGACACGTCTTCCACCGGGATGCGCTCGAGCGCCTCGGCGGCGGCGCGCGTGGCTTGGGTCTGCGCGGAGCGGTCGCAGTAAACGTGGACGATCCGCTGCAGGACGGCGTCGCTGGCGCTGACCTCGGCGTTCTGGCTGATGACGATGGCGCCACGGAAGGGCGGCTCGTACGTTTCATTGCCGCCGTTCTTCATGCCGCGCGCGCGGGTGCTGCGGCCGTTGTAGGCAGTCTTCAGCTCGTCCCAATCGAAGCCGCGCTGCTTGGCGCCCTCGTCGCCGCGGTCGCCCTCGATGAGCACGACGGGCAGGTTGGCCACCTGGGCGAAGTTGCGCGCGCGGGCGGCCAGCGATGATTTGCTCGGGTCGAAGCCTTCGTAATCGCGCCGGCCGCAGAGCTTCCACAGAAACTCAATCAGCGTGGTCTTGCCGGCGCCGGGCTCGCCCACCAGCTCCAGGAAGGGGTAGCTCTTGTGCTCCTGACGGATCTGTTCTGCGAACAGGCTGCCGAACCAGAACGCCAGCGCAACCAGGCCTTTGGCGCCGAAGGCCTGCCACAGCAGCGGCAGCCAGGCGGTCTGCAGGCTTTTCACGTCGGTGTTGAGCGACAGCGTGGCGGCCTGGCTGATGGTCTTGATGGCCAGCTTGCCGATGTCGAAGAAATCCTCGTCGTTGAGCTGGTAGAGCTTGCCGTCTTTCACGGCCACGTCGCCATAGACGTAGCAGCCGTATTCCTTGGTGTAGCCCACAAAGTCGATGGTCTGCACCGTGGCAATGCGGGCGAGCTGCTTCTCCAGGTATTCGTCGAGCTGCTGGCCGCTGCCGGTGTACATGGCGCCCGGCGCCACGCCCAGGAGCCGCTTCTTGAACTCGCTGCTGCTGGCGATCTGGGCGCTGGTGAAGGTGGCCTTTACGGGCTGACCATCGTGCGGGAACGTCACGCGGAAGTAGTACCAGGACTCATCCGTCTGCGGGCTGGCCTGGTAGTACAGCGCCGTCGGCAGGCAGTTGGCGATGGGCTGCACGATGCAGGCGAGCTGCAGCGCGTGTTCGCGCACTTCGTCTTCCGCCATGTCTTCATGCAGCTCGCGCACGGTGGAGCTTTCACGCTGGAAGGCTTCCAGGTCCAGCTTGAACCAATACAGGCGGTTGCGGTGCTCGAAGGGGAATTTGGCATCGCCCGTGCGGTGGTACATCAGGCGCGCCTTTTCCGACGGCGTGGCAGCGGTGAAGAGGTCGCCCAGGTAGCGGTATTCGTCCAGGTCGCGCTTGGAGAGGCGGTCGCGCACGTGCAGCTCGTTCCAGTCGAGCTTGGTCTTGCCGGCCTGCTTGGGCAGCGCGGCCGATGCCGACCAGCCATCTTCCCGGGCGCGCTCCAGGTGTTTGAGCGTGTAACGGCGGCCGGCGGCGTCGTTGTCCAGGGCGAACACCAGGTGCGGGCGACGGTGGCCGCCGGCGGCGCATTGCTCGGCCAGTGCGGCCAGGGCGGCGGTCGGGTAGTGTGAGCACGAGAACGTGGCCACAGCGGCCACGTCGTGATGCATCAGGGCGATGGCATCAAAGATGCCTTCCACCAGCCAGAGCTCCTTTGGAATGGCCGGAAGATTGGGCGGCTGCCACCAGGTGCCCGCGTAGGAGCCATTGAACGTGGCCTTGCGGTCTCCAAAGCGTTCAGGCTGGTCAATGATGCGCTCCCAGTAGCGACCTTCGCCCAGTGGGAAGCGCACGGTAGCGCTGCCGATCTTCAGCTCGTGGCTGTAATAGCTTTCCTGCACATACCAGCCGGCGATGCGCGACAGGTCAAAGCCGCGCGCGTCGCGCAGGTAGGCGTCGGCCGCCGCGTGCGGCGCCTCCGGCGTCTTGACGTAACGGTCGCTCCAGGAAGAGAACAGGTCGGGATACAGCTCTTTGGCGTGGAACTCGGCCGCGCAGTTGTTCAGGTGGTTGCAACGCACCATCCACGGTGCGTCTGCAAAGGCCCACAGCGAGCGTTTGCCGCAGGAGGGGCACGTGCCTGCCTCCAGCTTGTTCGATCGTTCCTTGAAGCCGTAATCGCGCACCAGGCGCGAGGTGATGGCAGAGGAGAGGGCTGGGTTCATGCTTCGATGGTGGAACGGGTAACTCAGTCGTCTGTGTCGCCGGCGGCGCGACGCTTGAAGTCGACGGCCGGCAGCGCCGCGCGGCGACGCAGGCGCGGCACCATGGCCGCCGCTGTGGCCACCACAGCGGTGCGCAGCAGCGGCGGCATGGCGTCGTACGGTGTGGTCAGGTGCAGGAAGCCGTGCATCCAGCGCACGTCGTCCTCGGTGATGGCGCGCTTATCCATGCCGGCGCCCCCGCATGACAAAGCCGCACCACACGCCGCGCCCATAGCAGACGGCGAAGAACACCGACGCGGTGAACATGCCGGCCTCGCCGGTAACGTGCGTGAGATACAGCCACGCCGGCTGCCCCAGCAGGCCGACGAGCGCGCCCCAGCGCTGTGTGCTGGCGCTGTAGTTGAGCAGAGCCACCGACACGAACGCGGTGAGCAGCATCCAGAGATTGACGAGGGCGAGCATTACGCGGCCTCCATCAAGATGCTGGAAGCGATCAGGCATGTGAGGAATGCGGCGCCGCCGATGCACACCACGGCAAGCCACAACAGCCCACTTGCCAGACAGTTGAGGCGCTTTGGCGGCACGATGTAGCCGGTGACGGTCGGCTCGATCTTGCAGCGCCAGGCGAAGACCAAGCCAAGGGTGGCGGCCTGCGTGGCGAGGATGGCAAATACGAAGACGAGCTGCAGCACGATCATGCGGGCCTCCCCACCAAGCGGACCGAGCCGGCGCGTGCTGTCAGGCCAAGCGCTTCAGCGGTGCGCATGCCGGTCAGGAGGGCGTCTGAGCTCGACGCGGCGATGGTGTGGAACGACAGCCGCCGGCCGCCGGCGGCAACGCGGACGAGGTAGGTTTTCATGCCGGCCCCCTCAAGCAATGCCCTGCAGGCTGTTCTGGCGCGCGATCGGCGCGAGTACGCCGATGGGCTGCGTTTGCATGCCGAGCAGCCGTGAGACGTGCTGCAGGTTGGCGTACAGCTCCACCGCAAGCGAAGCCGTGCGGGCGTTGGCCAGCTCTTTTGCCAAGGTGCCGCGATAGCGCAGCGCTGCCAGCCGCTGCGGTACGGTCATGCGGCCGGTTTCTTGGGGCACCAGGCGGCCTTCCAGCACGTCGAGCACCCAGCGACGGAACGCCTTTGCGCGCTCTGTGCGCGCCAGCATGCCGAGCAGGTAGCAGCCGCGCGGGCTGAAGATGCGGACCTGCTGGCGGCCGCCGGCGGTATCCAGCTCGACGACCTGCGTCATTTCATCTGTGAACTCGTCGACGTTGCGCGCGTAAAGGTCGGCAAGACGGTCGTCGCGGTTGTACCCCAAGGCACCCGCAACTTGCGGGCCCCTTAGCCATGGCGTGTTGTGGATGTCGACCACATCAAAGTCGACGTTCTCGAAGGTCAAGACAGCGTTGGTTTGCATACGGGCCTCACAAAAAATCGGCAAAAAGCCGCCCTCCGGCGTGGGGGAGACACGCCGTCGGACAGGGGAAAAAGGGAGGAAAGAGAGGGCGGCTACTTGCCGCCGAGCAGATCCATTTGGCCCGTGTCTTGCGCCGTTGGCCGCTTACGGCTCACGGGCAGATAGGCCTGGGGGTTCGGCTTCATGCTGGGCGCGATGGTGCGCACCTGCGAAATGATGGCCGCGCAGGTGTAGGCGCAGTGCACGTCTTCACACTGCAGATACGCCTCGCGCGTGAGCAGCGACACCTCGCGGCTGGTGCGGATTTTCAGACGGCCTTTGCAATGGGGGCAGGTCATCAGCATGGGCGGTCCTGTTTGTGGCTTTGTTTTACGGAAGGTGGGTGAGGGACATCCTCGGCCATAGACTCATTGGCTCTCACACCGTTTGAATCATCAACAGAGGAGCCCTCATGGAAATCGATACCTTGCTCAGTGACATCTCGAACACGTTCACCGCTGCCAAAACCGCTATTGCGGCCCAAGACAGTGCCGGACTGGCAAAGGCTGAAGACGTGTTTGAGCGTCAGCGTATGCAGCTCTTGAAGTTGACACGTGCTCTTCAAGAGGCGAATGCGGCGCTCTTGGAGCGAGTAGCCACTGCAGAGCAGGAAAACGTGGAGCTCAGAAAGCAGTTGAGCGATTTGCCTGAGCGCGATGGCCACCTCGCCCAATACAAATCGTTTGAGACGCCCCTGGGCGGCCTTTGCCTTACCGAGCCACTTCCACCCCGCCAGCGCGACAGGCGTGTGTACGTTTGTGCAGCGTGCGCTTACGTAGGTCGTAAGTCGAAGCTGGAATTCGAACAAGGCAAGACGGTGCTTCATTGCCCTGAGTGTCAGGCTCGGATACCCGGCATAGAGGAGAGCCAGGGCTTTATTGAGTTTTTCGGGCCGACCGTCTAATCGCACCCACGACTTGAAGGCACGGTCGAACTTGGCGTGTGCACGGTCGCTGCGTGCACGCAGACGGGCAAGGCGGTTCTGCAGGCGATTCATTTCCCACCCCCTTGCGGCCGGCTGCACTCGCCAAGCCCTTGGCGCGCGCACTCGCAAAACATGCCGACCTCGCCCAGCGTGGCGACGGCATCCATGTACTTGCGCGTAACAAGCACGTAGCCGCAAACGCCGACGAGCGTATCGAGCTTGTCGATCAGCACGCCTTGCTCGCCGCTCAGGAAGCGGCTCATGGCGCCTTTGTCCCAGCCCATGGTGTGCTGCACCTCTTGCCGCGATGGGCCGGAGAGCTTGCGCCGCAAGGCGTGTTCGATTCGGTGTTGGGTGTGCATGGTCAATCCTCCACAACGGAAGTTGCGTGCCGTTGCGGCACGTCTTGCTTAAGCTTGTTGGGGCTCGGCTGGGCTAGCGCGCTGAGGATGAGGACGCGGCCCATGTTGCCGAGCGACCGGCCTTCAGTGGCGGCGCGCGCTTTGAACTTCAGAAGCTCCTCGGGCCGAAGGCGGATATAGACGGGCTTGTCAGTCACGACGCCAATTGGCGCGCGACGTTTCGCGACATTTCCACGGGGCATGGCGGATATACTCGTGAAAGAGAATCTTGCATAACATGGGCATTCTAGTAATCAAACGAATATCTATGAAGTCAATTTTTGTCAAATTGGTCTTCAAATGAATACTCGATTAATAGCCGAAAGACTCCGCGAGGAGCGCAAGCGCCTTGGTCTTACACAGGAGCGGTTTGGGGCGGAGGGAGGCGTCGGTAAGCTGGCGCAGCTCAACTACGAAAAGGGCGAGCGTTCGCCAGACGCTGCTTACCTTTCCGCAATCGCCCTAGTGGGCGTTGACGTGTCGTATGTGCTCACTGGGGAGAGGTGCGGGGCCGGGATGACGCCGGATGAATCGGCGCTTCTTGCGGCGTATCGCGCGTTGGATGCACGGGGTAAGCAGGCTGCGCTCGGCGCGCTGACCGGGCTCCGGCAGCCAGTGCCAGGAGCTTCCATTCGCATAGCGGGGGATATCGGGCAGTACTTTGAGGGCGACCAGACGGGTGCCGTCAACATCGACATGAGCAAGGGCAAAGGCCGAAAGAAGCGTGACCAATGAGCTATACGACTGACGCCGAGCAACTGCGGGCGATGATTGCCAAAATGCCTCGGAGCATGCAGCGGGCCTATTTGTCGCTGTACACCGAGGTGCGCGAATACGCTATTCAGCTTGTCAATGAGGTCAAGGAAGAGAGCGCTGATGGCGAGCCGTTGACGG